GGTATTAGTACTACTGAAATCCACTTTGACTTCTGCAGTAGTGAAACGATTGATAATCTCTCGCTCTGCTGCATCTCTGAGGTATTTCAAATCTTCCTCCGAGCCTTCCATGGATTTAGCCATCTTAGCAGTATTGCCAGCAGTATCCTTGCCACTACCTGCAGCATCTTTTAATGGATTGCCCATTCCTTGCAATCCAGCTAATACATCTTGTAATGGATCATATGAATTCCCAGTTGAAGCACCATTACCTGAAAACAAGTTAGCACCCCAGTCATAGCCTTTATCCCATGCACCACCATAAGATTTCATTTCCATCTTAGGGGCTTCCCAGTAGTCTGTAGGAGTTTCGCCAAGCCAATTATTCATTTTAGCTTTCATCTTGCTATGATCACCTGTTATTGAAGTAGAGTGACTTATTGTTCCTATAGTCCCTATGTCAATCCCTGGAATCATACTCAGAGCATCGATAACCCAGTTAATTGCTTTAATTGCTATATTTGCGCCATCTATAAACATATTTGCTAAGTTAGTCGCAGCACTATCAAATCCTTCTGACATAGCATTTGCCATATCGAACGCAACGTTTGCCACATTTACAAATGCTCTTTTCACGCTATATTCAAAATGACCTTTAAATAAATTAACAATGAACTCTACCAGAGCTGAAAATAAATTCCAGATAAAAGCAACCTGGTTGTAAATGTGTGCTCCTAACATAGAGAACACGCCTGCAATAATCCCTGTAGCACTAATGGATGTTCCTGCAAAGTGATTGATGGCTGCAACTGCTAGATAAAGCGAAGCCACTAAACCGATAATAATTAAAACAACGATTCCGATTGGATTGGCCCAAAATGCTGCATTCATAGCCCATGTTGCCGCTGTTACCAATATGGTTGCAGTACGTACTATGACTAGATTCGCAATAAGCGCTCCTAGTGCTGCTGTTACTGCAAAAAGAACTGGTCCGACAGTAGCCCAATTATCGTACAAGAAGCTCCCTATACTACCTATGACATCTAAAGCTATAACGGCTGCACTAGACAGGATATAAAGTAAACTAATGATTCCATCTACAGTGCTTTGAAACTTTTCACTATTTGCTATTTCATTTAGCTTTTGTAAAACTGGCTGGAATGCCCAAAGTGCTTGATTTTTAAAGCTAGCCCAAAGATCGGCAAAAAGTAAAGGCATATCTTCAAAGGCCGCATTCGTTTCCGCTGCTGCCGAGAACATTGCATTCTTTACGATATCTGCTGTAATCATGCCTTCTGAGGCCATTTTTCTAATTTGTCCTATTGGCACTTCTAAATAATCAGCAATACTTTGAATGATGTTTGGTGCACTTTCAAACACTGCATTTAATTCCTCGCCTCGTAATACCCCAGAACCTAAACCTTGTGTTAACTGGAGCAAAGCTGAACTCATTTCTTCTTGCGTAGCACCAGCTATCTTGAATTTCTTGTTTAATTGTTCAGCAAAAGATACCATCTCTGCAGTACTACTGAAAGCATCCTTGGCATTTGCCCCCACCTTTGCAACAATATTAGCAGTATCCATATAAGAGGCTCTTGCTCTTTCTGCAGAATCAAAAATCATACGTTCTAGCTCGATAGTAGTTTGCCGTTGGTCATTTATTAAATCTAACCGAGCAGATGTTTGAGCTAAAGCATCTGAAATACCAAGCAAATCCCCAACTGCTTGAATACTAAGATAGGTTGCTAAAATGCCTCCTAATTTACCAAGCAATCCATCAGCTGCATTTGCCCCTTGAGTTATTTCCTGATTGAAATCCTCTTGCGCTGCATCAGCCTGTCTAATTTCTTGTTCAATTTCATTAAATGCTAATTCAGCTTGATTTAATTCACGTCTTGCTGCTTGAATACTAGCTGTATCTATTGCATTACTCGATGCATCTTGTAATGATTCAAAACTACTTAAAACAATATTCATCGCGTTATTCATCGACTGAAAGGCTTTGGACATACCATCTGTTATTTGTATTGATGTACGAATAGTTGCCATTTTCTCACCTACTTTTAAAACATAATAAAAAGCACTCGTTAGAGTGCTTTAGAAGTAATTTAAGTCATATGTTATTTTTGCTATACCAAGAGTATTTTCTTGAATCTCTTGAATCCATAAATCTGCAATGGTATCTGTTACTGGACTAAACCTCAGTGCATAATTGGTATCTTCAATTTTCTTCATATTATTATTTGATTCAATATTGAACATAGAAAAAATATCTTCTTTACTTTGAAATTCTATAACCGAATCATCATATCCCCAATATTGTCCCGAATAGACATTTAATCTAGCAACACTATTGTCAAATAGAACAAACTCAAATTTGTTTTTTTTGTATATATAAAGTTTACCTACAATACTTTCACCTGTTTTAGGTACAGACCATTCATAATCTTCAATACTCTCAGGTTCCCCTAATATCGCAACAAGTTCTTCCGATGTAATTTTTGCAAATTGATTAGCATCAATTAAAACATCTTCTTTAGAAATTGTTTCATTGGAATTTCCACAAGCAGCCAATAATAAAACCATACATATTAACAATAATACCTTTTTCATGAAATCCCCCTCTATCATTATTACCTTTAGCATACAACAAAGAGGGTAAATACTACCACTTTATTTTTTTCGAGCGGCTTTTCGTTTAGTTTCTTTCTGCTCTTTCTTTTCCGCCTCCATCTTAATCTGTACAGAAGCTATCACCATTGCTTTTTCATACTTTGGTAAAGCTTCAAACTCAGATGGCCACTTATGAAACTTGTGGAGGCAATAATAAGCGATATTCGCTTCATAGTCGCCTCCATCTATTAGTTTTTTGCTTCTTCTACTGCATCCTCAAGAGGAACGTTAAAACCATTTATTTCTTGAACCTTGTTCGCATAATCTGCATATTCACCAGGAGTTAACATCACCTTTAACAATTGCTCTGCCCCCATAACACCATACGAATCTTGCACTTCTTTATCATTTAAGTTTGGGTAAATTGTGCATTTTACTGCCAGTTTAGTAAGATAGGCATTAAAATCAGTTTCTGGAACAAACATATTACGTTTACCTGGTACTGGAACACGCTTTGTACACGTTTTACGTAACAACTCATCTGCATCAGAAGTAATTGATCCTACTTCCCATTCAATGGGTTTACCATCTTCATTAATAAAGCGTTTAGATGCTACATATTTTACGTTCTCTACCTTAATTGCGTTTTGCGATAAGAATGCTGTTAAATTACTCATTTATAATCACCTAATCCTTTTCTTGTTTAATAGATATTGACCGCAACTAAGCGGCCAATTCATTTATTGCATTCCTGCTAACATGTTGAATTTCTCTGGCATCTCGAAGTCTCCAAATGTTCCATCAATCGGCTCATCCAAGTATTCTCCATCTGCATCGAATTTAGATAATACTCCTCCGTCAAGATTACATTCTTTATGGATAACAGTTTGTCGACCTACTCAGAAGTGGGATCTTCATTCGTTACCTGGATATCAAAATAGATATCTTCGCCAGTTTCTTTAAAGCGATAAAGTAGATCGCGGAAAATCGACTGATTATAATGAGCAGTACCACTAAAGGCTCCTGTCCAACCAGTAGATTTACTACCCTTACCTGTTTTACCTAAAATGGGCACATCAGTTTTTTGTTTTTCAATAGTTGATTCAAAATCAATAATCTGCATGAAATTGTAGCGATTTCCGTCTATTGTGACAAAGCACTCGGCGAGCGAGGCACTCACAGAATCCTTTGCATTCATGGTTTGGGCAAAGTGTTGTAGATTCAATTTAAGCATTTTTTTCTCATTAGGCATTATTTTCTCTCCCTTCTTAGGCAACCGTTACGGTCATATAAAGTTGTGCCATTGCATTTACTGGAGTTACTAAATCAGAAACTACAACTGATTTTTTTGTTTCTCCCTTTTCTACAGTCACGTCATCTGGTTTAAAGTCTTCAATTGCACGTAAGCGTTGTAATGCTTGATGATGTGTCGTGATATCATTCCAAAGAGATATTTGACCTGCACGATCATTCGGCATCTGTCCAAGATACTTAGTGTTGAACAATACCGCGATATCATTTGCAATTTGATCTAATACACGAACGGTTTGATTACTAGCAAAGTCGGAATTTTTATCCTCAGTGAATGTTGTAAATGTATTGATATCATCTAATACACGTACTTCATCACCGACTTTGTGGAATACAAACTCTCCATCATCAATAGCATTTTCTAATTGAGGTTGACTAAATTTAGTATCAATGGTGAATTCACCATCGTACTTCTTGTTCGTGTTGGATTTATTTACAGCACTTCCAGCCGCTGCACCAGTTGCCCAATATACAGCAGAAGCAATATTGTCATCATCTGTTACATCGTTTTTCACACTAATTACACCTTCATGGTCCACTGCTGGCTTCTTGTGTAGGACTAGTTGGAATTTAACCCCCACTTGATCACGTAAGCGTTTAGTAAACTCAGCGTATAGACTTTTAATCGTATCATCCGTAGATAAAGAGCCTAGCGCGTTGAATGAATAAGGTTCTAATGCATCCAATGCCTCTTGATGCTCAGCTCCTTCTACTGGATCACCATTGGAGCCAAGAGTAAATAGAATACCAGCAGATTCTGCAATAATGACGTTAGCTTTCCAAGTTACATAGTCTGTATCTTGTAAGTTATCCGTATTTGGTAGGACTGTTTGAGAATCTACTAAACTTGTACCCAAGTAAGTTGAGACATCCATTTTTGTTGGATCATCAACATTGACCGATACCACTGTTCTTAAATCGTTCCCTCGAAGACCTTTATATTTTGCAGTACCTAGTGTATTTGATGCAGCTACACCATTTTTCATAAGCTTGTAGAAATAAGCAGTATGAATATTTTTAAATAGATCACGAATACCTCTTAATTTTTCATGTGTATAATCATATCCAAAGATTGTACGCGAGTTCTTTTGTAAATCAGCTTGAGTAACGGTAAATACTTCACCATCTACTCCCCAATCAAGTTCAATGGGAAGAGCAGCATAACCACGATCACTCAGGTTCGCTGTAGCACGTGCAGCACTGATAAAGTTAATGTAAGTACCATTTAACTTTTTATTTTGCGTAAGAAACGTTCCTCCACCTAATGCCATTATTCATTCACCTTCCCTTTTAAAAACTCTTTTAACTTCCGATCAACCTCATCGAATGTATATACCTGGCCATCCTCTAATAAGGCATTTAATACGTCTCGCTGAACTGAATACTTTTTACTTGCAACGAGCTGTTGTTTCGAGAACTTAAACGTCGAAATGTCTTTTGATTGCTGATTAGTGATTTCAAAATTAGACTCTTCAATTGGTTGTTTTATTGGCTTTTGTTTAGCCACGGCACATCACCTCTTCAATCCATTATTTAGTTGTAAATCTTCCATTTTGTCTAATGGATCCGTAACTTTATATACGTGGAAATTATAATTAACGAAAAAGTGGAGCACTCCATCTATAACTTCGCCTTTCATTTTGGTACCTCGGAGTAAATCACCATTTAACAGTTGTATATACTCCATTTCACTCATGAGTTTGTTAGCAGTGCTATAAGCATCCATATAACCAGGCCCAAAATAGTGAATATCAAATGGTAAGGTTTCGTGATACCTATTTCCCACTACTTGATCAAACTCTGGTTGTAATAAGAGAATAAAAAAAGAAGGCTCTTTAAAGCCTTGCTCTATTGATTCTGTATAGATTTCATAGGCATCACCAAATACTTCATAAAGCTTTATAGAGATAGCGTCTATTACGTCTTTAATTTCCATCAAAAACACCACCTAAGAACTTCATTAATTTCTTTTCTAGTATTTTAGGGGCTTGTGCATCTAATTCTTGTTCTGAAATGGTTAGCATGAAACGTCCATTTACCCATCCAGCGTGATTAGCAGTTCTGTGTCCAAATTCAACATACGAAGCGTAGTTAACAGGATTGATAACTTCTATTTCATATGCGTTACCCACTTTCGTTACGATCAATGATTCTGCATAAGTCTGTACATTCTTAGGACTTCCTCCTCCTTGAGCTTGGCTCTCGGTTTGTACAGTCCAACCTCTTCGTAGCACACCATCATCTACAGGCGTTCTTCTGATTACTTTACCAAGCAATCGTGCAGCTAACTCTTTAGCAGCCTCTTCACAAAACTTCTCAAAATCACCGCTTTGTAATTTCTCCATCTTTTTTTGCAGTCTCTTTAATTGTTGGAAATCAGTACTGCCCCACCTAGCCATTATGCATACTCCTTAAAGAGTTCTAACTTAACTTCTTGGTGATCCGTAAATATAGCTGGTTCTCCGCTTCGACTGAATGCAGTCGTTCTTCCTTGTTGAGTAACAACTATTTTAGAACCGGCCTTCACAACAATCTCAGGAGCAACGAAAAGTTTTGTGGATTGAGCAATTGTAGCTGGTGCACTCGTCTGATTAGCTGATGTAATATTTTCATAAGACAACTTACACTTTTGATTTTCAAGCACCATTACTTCTTTGGTGGTTGTTTGATGAGTGTTAGGATCTTTTACTTTTTGCATTTCATAAATCGTACAAACACCCTTATATAACGACTCTATGTCACGTCTTCTAGCACTCACCATGTCAGCACCCTGTATGCAATAAAATCGAATGCATCATGTCTTAAATAGTTGATGAATGCATTGAAACTAGATTCTGGTGTCATGTTATCCTTATCGATAGCAAAAGTAGTTGTCGTATCTCCCTCTTGAATTGTCTTTGCAACAAGACCAAAATCAAGACCATCAATAATTAATTGGCCCATACTCTTTTTCATTAACAAAAACTCCCCTACAACCATATCAATTGCGATATGGTGCAGAGGAACAGGAATGGCACTTAAATTAGTTTGCGTCTTTATATGATTAGTTACTTTGTCGATTGAGAATTGCAACATATACTCATCTGGATTATCTGGTACACTCGACACCGTAATACCTAATGACTTTATTCGTTCTTTTACTGCTTCAAGCATTTAATCACGCCCTATTCAGCTTTTTGAGCATCCTCAATTTTCTTGATGATACCTTCTTCTGTCGAAGCTTTACCGATATCAATTTTATGTTCTTCCGCAAAAGCTTTTAACTCATCTAAGGTTTTACCTTCGAATTCACTAGGAGTGTTATCTACTGCAACCTCACCTGTTACCTCAACGATAGATTCATTAATATGTTCATCTTCCATTTCAAAAGAAGCGCCAGGTGCATGCGTAACCCCGTTATAGCGCACAGGTACTTTCAATACTTTTACAATTTTCATATAAGTTTCCTCCTCTTATGCCAATGGTTGCGCTTGGAATACGTTATTTGCTTCAGGGAATGAAGGAATTGCAGTTGTTGCAGCTTTCGCCCATGTTGATACTGGATCTAGTCCTTCTTCATATACCATACCAATTACATTTCCAACATTCGTTACTTCTTCATTGCCTTGACGTAGTAAACGACTTTCTTCAGGTGTTGGACCATGTAAAGTTTCACCAAGCGTACTATCGCCAAACATAACGAATTTGTTTTCAGGGAAATATCGTTGTGTTGTAAACGTTCCGTTTGCATTCTGCACACGGTATTTAGCATCGTAAGTTGCGATAGTCGGTAATTGGTGTGAAGCTAGGAAACTATTAAGATCACCTAATGTCGCCACTCGACCGCTATCCTTACCGAATAAGTACCCAATAATTTTAGAATTACGTAGAATTTGACTAGCAATTTTAGATGATGTTAATGCTCGAGTTGGTCTATCATCCAATGCTCCTGCCCAACGTTCTAAGTCTCCAATTACATCCTCTGTACCTGTACCCCATATATCTGTACCTGATAGAGCTTCTTTGTTTGCATCTGGCACATGATAATCTACTTTTAAAGTACCGCCACCATCAATAGCAAGAGTTAACTCGCCATTGGCAAGAGCTTGCATACGCATAACTTCTACCTCAGCACGAACATCACCTACAGCGCGATCAATTAGGTTAAATACTCGACCGACCAATACTTGTTGTTCCTGTGGAGTACGTGGGAATTGTAAAGCAATTAGATCCTTTTCTTTAATTTGGTATTTCTTTTTGATATAAGCAGCTTCAAGTGCTTGATCGTTGAAATCCAAAGAACCGATTTCGGCTTCCGTATCAAACGCATGGATTTTAGCTGCGACAGGTAAGTTACTAGCACCTACTAGGTATTCAAATTCTAATGTGTCATGTTTTACCACAGGGAAAAGCGTTTCTCCAAGATAAGGAGTTAACGTACGCTCTTTCAAGTAGTTTAATACTGTTTTCTGATTGAATAATTCTAAGATATCTGGCATTTTGGTTTTCCACCTCTCAATTTTCTTTGATTATTATTTGAATGTAATTTTTGTTAAAGCTGTTTTAGCAAGAGCATCAGGAACTTGAGGTAAACGCGCTTCAAGGATATATGCTTCCTCAATCAATGCACCTGGTTGAGGTCCATGAGTTACATCTACATCGTTATAAAGAATACCTTTGGCTGTTGCATCATTCTTTGGAAGAATTGTTCCTGCTTTCACAATTTTCTTTCCATCAACAGCAAGTACTCCAACGTCACTTACAAGAGTAGTAAAGGATTGTACTTTTGAAGATGCTAAAAAATTAACGCGGTTATAGTTTTTTGTTTCGCTTACATATGGCATTTAGATGCCCTCCTTTTATTTTATTGACCCCATGGATTTAAAGCTTTTTCTGCAGGGGCTCCTTTTGAATTAGCTTCTTTAGCAAAGTTACTACCAATGTCTTGCGGAAAATCCTTATCTAGATTGCTACCAGCAGGGTCCCACCCTTTAAATTTCTGTTCCTTCTTTTCTGGAACAAACAAAAAAGGCTTTGATTCTTGCAGTGTTTTTAACTGCTCATCAAGACCTTTAGTAACTTTACCTTCTGTATCCAATTCGATTAATGCTTTGTCGATAAGTGAAGTGGCGATATCTGAATCATGGACTTTTCCTGCAAGTGCAAGTTTAATGGCACCTGATAACTGTGTTTCCTTTAATTCTTTTTCATATTTTTCTTTTGCATCCGTATTCTCCTGTTGAAGCTCGGTAATTTTAGCTTTCAATCCAGTTGCATCCACCTTCTTTAGTGCCTCTAGTTGTTTATCTCGAGAAGCTAAATCCGTTTCAAGTTGTTTCTTGGAAGTATTAACTTCATCAAAACGAGACTTAGGTATCGTTGTACCATAGCCTTCGATTACCTTATCGGCTTGCTCTGGTGTTAACCCTAATGCTATTAATGCTTCTTTATTCATGTTTTCTCATCCTTTCAAATTACGCTTTTTTACGTGGGTATCGTCCACGGATTTGTCTTGTTCTTTAACGTCTTCAATACCAAAAAGACGAGATTAAAAACATAATAAAAAGCCACCCTGTCGAGTGACTAATGAACTTTATCTAAATGAATACCTATGCTCTGAGCAAATTCATTTATAATTTTCTCACTGTCTACTTTCTGCTCGTTAGTGTTTAGATTAATAGTAAATCCTTTTTGCAATTCTTTGTAGCCTTTACGGCGTTCCTTTACAGTTAAGATAGTTGTGACAAAACTATAAATACCAACTATTAAAAATAGAATAACTAACATCTTGATGATTATTTCTAACACAATGTAATACTCTACTAAAAAAATCATGCAACAAAACGCTCCTTCCACTCTGGGAATTTAACCTTGCTATCAATATAGTAAACCTTGCCGTCTTTTCCTCTAGCAACACGTTGACTGTAATCGTCCTCAAAGTATGGTGCTGTTGTTGTTCTACACCTTGGATGGAATGGGTTAGCAGTGACACCAGGTTCGAAATCACTCAATTTGAATACCTTGCCATCCATTGACTGACAAATATCACTCGTTCTACTATCTAGAGTGGCGATAATCTCATACTGTTCTACATCCAATGACTTAAATGCATTCTTTTGAGCAGAAGCACTAAAAAACGCTGATTCAGTCATAACAAGACGAGTAGCGTTTGAACGAGATGTATTCATTTTGTTTTGAATGACCGAAATCATTCTTTGTGGTGATTCACCACGTATAATGGATTGAATCAATTCCGTGTGTAACGTTTCCAACAATAAGTTTTTATCTCGCCATATCTTGCCACTAAAAGTTGACCCATCGGCAGTCCATGGCTTAGTAATGACTTTCGATAGTTGCACCACATCCAGCGCTTGCAAAGTAAATCCAACTTCAAAACCCTTTTGTATTTCAAATGCTGCATGATAATACTGATCTTGATACGTCTCTTTCATGAGTCGCTCAAAACCTTCAATTTGTTCGCCATATAGTCTTTCCACATGTTGTTGAAGTTGTAGTTGCAAACTTTGTAAACGGCTTATATGGACACGTGAAGACGCATTCTCGAGTTCCTTCATCCACCTTTGGTCAATTGCATTTTCTTTACCATACTTGATGTAATCTTCTACAGACCATTGCAACTCTTTCAATTCGTTCGTACTCAACAATCGCTTTGCTTGATCTAAAGTTATTTCATTATTTGTAGCAAAACGTTGATACCATCTAGCTATATCCTTTTCAATTTCATTCATTGTTTGGATATAAGCTTTTTCTAAATCCTTGTTGTAAGAAGAACTCTTGTTGTATTGGGCATCCTCTAGTAATTCAAATCGTTTCTGCCAGTAGCTACGTGGTTGTGCCATCTATGCCACCTTGTTTCTGATTAAAAGTCGTTTGGTAGTTATCGTATTGATCCATTTGTAACTTCTTCTGTACTTCCAAGCGATCTTCCACGTCCTTCGTGTACCAGGGATGGTTTTCACGAATCGTTTTATCATCCAGGATGCCTACAGAGTTTTTAGCGTCTGTAATGACTTCGGATTCACTAATAATGATGTCTCGGTTGAAAATAAAGTTTACAGTTTCTTCTATATAATCACCCAAACCCTTAATAGCTAAATATTGATTTACAAACCACATAAGATGTTCTAGGCTTGACTGGAATTCAGTCTCTAATGTATTACAGTCCATATCCAAATCAGAATAACGGTAACGTAAAGCTATTCCGGAAGCATTTCCTAAGTTAGAATCAGTCGTATCAACACCTCGTCCAAATTCATAGATGGATTTACGGCCACGTTCTAATTCTTTCTCACTTGCATCAGTTTCAGGAGTTGTCTGCATAGCGCCAACGTCCCCATTATCATCAATTTTAATTGCTTTAAATTTATTTAAGTCAGTTAAGAACTCTTCTAAGTCAACTCCACCATAATTTATAAGTTTATAAATAATTTGAGGTAAATCAGCTAGAAGATCCGCATTAGTTGAAGCTTGTAAGTTGTAGTTATCCACTAAAGACTTAATGGAATCAATCAATGGTTGTTCTTCCTCGTTATACTTAAACGGGATAAGCGGAATACGTTTCCACAAGAACCCTTCCTCACCAATCATAAAGTGATAGTTAACTTCAAGACCTGCCATATCATCTGGAACTAACTTAGCCCCATCAAATATAAAGTAGTCTATTCCTTTATCATGATGGTATTCGACCTTCTCTATTACCTTCTTAATTCTATTTTGGTAAATGGTCTCTGAATAAAAATAAATAAAGGCCGTAACCTCTGTATGTTCACTATCCTTCCAAAAAGGAATAATCTGTTGAGAAGGCAGTTTTTTAAAAGCTAAGTTGCCTTCTTCATCAAAGTGAACATACATGTAGGCTTTCCCTTTATTTATTGCTTCTTTGCCGATGTTCTTTAAAGTTTTCAGGAACTTACGGTTAAATACTACTTTCAATTCTTCCGCATACGTCTCATCTTCTGTTGCAATCGTAGGCTCTTTGGATAGCAAGTAGCCAACCTTTTGATTGACTAATTTTTTAGCAAAGCCATGCTCTAGCTTTAGATTGGATTTCCAATCAATTGCTTGCGTTTTTTCTGTTCGAATATCCATCTTGTCCAGATAGTAGGACTCCCCGGTCAACATACTTTTATAGGTTTGACTAGCTTTCCAATCTTTTAACTCTTGGACCAATACCTCATTTAATGTTAAACCTTCTCCGACCATACGATTTACAATCTCATTTAGATATTCGTAATACGGTCTTCTGTATAGATCTTCTACCAACATTTATCCACCTCATTTCAATATCGAAATTCCACCTTTTTTAAGAACAATGGTATTCACAAAATATCTGTCACCATCCATTTGGTGATCATTCTGTTTGACTGGCTTATCTTCCCCACGATCTGCAGCTTTCTCATCCCAAATGTAAGAACTAAATTCTCTAAATGTTTCTGTGCAACAATCATTGTATAAAATTAAACTATTATTCAATGCGTTACCTACGTTACGAATACCATCAACTACATCATTTTTTGCTTTCAATACCCTCATGCCATTTTTCTTTAATAAAGCAATAAGGGAGGCAGCAGATGGGTCTACAATTGTTCCGTGAAAGTTTTTTAATCCTTCGATAAACGCTTGCAGATCCTCATAGTATTCTTGATCAGTCTTTTGTTTGGAATTTTTGCGACCGTCATAGTGATACTCTTTTACTTTGTACCATGTTCCATCAAAAAAGCCCCACAGACCGAATGTCGTAGGGTTTTGGGTACCATAGTCAATACTTACATAGTATTTGCTGTATCTTCGTTCAATTGTAGGGACGACATGCTTGTCTTTATCAAACATATCAAAAATGATACCTTCTGCAAGTACCCATAAACCTAAGATAAACCGTTTATAAAATATTCCTGTGTACAGACGACGATAACGTTCCTTTACTTGATCGGACAAAGAAAGGTTGTCTGCCATTGTAAAATGTAACTGAAATAACTTCTTTTCTTTCATCTTGTCGATAAATTCAACCTTGAACCAATGATACGGCCCTTCTGGGTTGCAGTTAAACCATAGTTTAGAACCATCAATCGAACAACGAGCTGTTGCTTGATTAACAAATGATTGAGGCATTAATGCAACTTCATCAAAAAACATACCTGCTAGTGTGATACCTTGAATGAGGTCTTGTGAACCTTCATCCTTCCCTCCAAATACATAGAAGTAATTTGTAACGCCTTTATACGAAATAGAAAGCATGTTATCTGCACGATGGTCCTTTACTTTATACCCTCGTGATTTTAACATTCGCTTCAATGGAGTGATTACGTTTCGTCTGAATGAACCAATTGTTTTACCGGCCATCCCTAAGTTTTCATCTTGAAATGAATCCATCGCCCACATAACATATGAAAGGGACATCACAACAGTTTTACCCGCACGAACTGAACCGTCACAAATAATTCCATCCATCTCTTTCATTGGAGAGCCATCACGCCACCATGTTAAAACTTGTTTTTGCTTTATAGAAAACGTCTTAAATTTAAAAGGAGCTGGCTTCTTTTTGAAGTTACTCTTTTCAGTAAAAAACGAAAGATATCTAGTCTTCTTCGGTGTTGTTGTCGGCATTACCCCACACCTCCGAAGTTGCTGCATTTAAAGCCTCGTTGAATCCATCATCTTCATATTCTTCTGATTCATTAACTCCAAAAGCTTTATGATGAGCAATCTTAAGTTTTTCTTCTTCAACTTCTCGTTGGAACTTATCAGGGAATAGGTCAAAGTATAAGGACAGCTTATCAAGTGCTTTCATTTTGTCAGCTAATTTAACTGTTATTCCATCTCTACCTTGTTTAACCTCAGTCAGTATCGTTCCATCTATTTCAGTTGAATCATTCAAATGAATATAGTTAAAGGCTTGCGTTTTCACATTGCTATTTGCATCAAGCTCTGGTTCTCCATTTTCGTTATAAACGATTTCTTCTTCTCTACCAAATTTTAAGAAATCCGTAATATCAGCAAAGGCTATATCAATGTACTTTTGGAGAACGTCTTTAATATCCAGTTTCAATTCGGTTGTTTGTTCTTCCTTCATCCTGTCAATCTCTTTAGATACCTTAGTATTTCTTAGTAAACCATGCCCATTTGTCATAGCAGTTGAGTAAGCACACTCATAAGCCTTCTGATAAGCTTTCGTAGCATTGAAGTACTTAATGTAGTAAATACAAAAAAGTCGTTGTTTTCCAGTCAGTTCATCTGACTCAACAACAGGCTCATTTACTTCTTTTTTTGGTTGCATCCTTTTAGAAATGGTTGCACCCTTTTTCTTTTTAGTTGCATCTTTCTTAGGCGCACCTCTTACCCATGCTTCACGACTTTTTCTACTCTTCAATGTACCAAGCTTTATATCATTTTTTTCTGCAAGAGCTGCTAAAGTTATTTTTGTGGTTTCCCACTCTGTTTTTATTTCATTCCAATTGATCATGTCACATCACCTGCTACCTCCTCTATTTAGACATAGAAAAAACCCTCGATACAATCATCGAAGGCTCTGAACTTTATACTTCGTTTTTAGCTTTTTCAGTAAGTTGTATGTCTGTATAACCGACACCATCTTTGGTACTAATATCTTTTGCCGTAATAAAACCAAACGTTTTAAGGTTAAATAAGATAAATGGTAACCCTTCTTTTGATTCACTTTTCTCGCGGCTAAACAGAAATTCATTTTCACCATTCTTTATGGTTTTTAAAACTTCTTTCTCTTGCTCATTTAATTGAATCATTTTTTCACCTCCCACTGACATCATTCGCCAAAGTAGGATATTATTCCTTTATAATCACGAAAAAAGCACCCACAATTAGCGTGAGCGCCTTATATAAATATATTAAGTTAGTATAACTACCACACCACCACAAGCGTGCACGTGGTCTCTTTGTTTCAATTATAATAATGTTTTCTTATTTTGCAACTAGATTGTCATGTTGTTGTCATAACTTATACCTATTTCATAACTAAAAAAAGGATATCTTATAATAGTCTGTATATGCTAATCTTTATAAGATATAAGTTAATATAGGAACTTTTTTCTATTCATCTTTATTTAACTTTAAATGAAAAGGTGCATTCTACAAATTTCCTAGTAATCAAATAATTATTTCTGGTAAGTAATATCAATTCTAGATTTACTATATACCCCCATAACTTCTATAGATAAACTTGGAGCAACACCAGAAGCATACACAGCTACATAATAATAATTTTCACCTGTATAATATGCCTTTTTCATTCGCTCAATACCAACAGGAGAAGCAACACTTATACCAGTATCAATTGTCTTAATAGCTGTGAAGGTATCTGAAATACCTTGAGAAACATTCACAAGAGATGTCAAAGCATTTATTGCATCAAGTTGACTAGATCTTAGAGTATAGTGGTCAATAACCGTTTTTAGTTGTGATGCAGTTAGTACGCCTTTGTACTTTATCGGTTTATTAACCGTAACCGGTATGTACATTGGTGTAATTATTTGTTCATATGCGGAAGTTGTGCTATTGACTCCGTTAGACGGAATTAATGAGCCTTCTTCCAATGGTACTGTTTCCGTAGATTCCGCTGCGAGAGTACTTTGTGGAACTAGCAAACTTGTAATTACTACACTACTTCCAATTATTGCTGATATTTTTTTATTTAACATTTTTGAACACTCCTTCTATATATTCCAAATTTTAGAACAATTAAAGTGTAAATGGAATAAGAGGAAGAGTCAACAAAATTGGAAGTATTTAGTTGAAAAGTATTGGTCTATATGTTTAAATTATATAAATAATCTAAAAATATTATTAAAAAGGAGATTTTTCATGAAAATTTTACAATCTTTGACTTTTTATGTGTTTATATTAACTACTGCTCTCTTATTTCTAAGTATATTGAATAATTATCTTGATATATTTCAAGATGAAATGGCGATATCAAATTTATTAAATATTAATAATTTTTTCTTTTATGGGATAACTGCTTTAACTACTCTAATAATCTATATGGTGATTAAATTTAAGAGATAATTATCATTAATACTGGGGCAATATACTAGACGTAAGATAAAACCAAGCGAATTTAATCATTTACTGTTATTCTCGTATTTCATTTTGTTAATTCAAATCACCTTGTTAAATAATGAATATATTTAGTTTATTTTTTATTAAAATCATAAAGCACTTCTAAGGTGCTAGTGCTTTATGATTAATATTATTTTTTTTTATAAATTGAGAGGCAACGTTCCGAATATACCCATACGACTTG